CCGGCTTCCTGGTCTTAGACCATGAAGTGGGCGGGTTCTGCTGACAATGGCTTAGCCGGAGTCAACACGACAGCTGCTCTCGCAGTCTGTCGAGGCCTGGATCTACTAAGTGCAATTTTGCCTGCAGGAGGATAGGATGCCATATGGTGCTACGAGTAAGAAGATTCCCAAGGTTAGCGTTACTTTTACGTCGATCGCCAATGGCGCAACGACGACGAAGTCCGCGGGGCTTTGGGAAAATACTTTTTCGCAACATGCTGTGGCTCAGTATTCTCGTTATGGCACTAATGCTACTGGTAAGAAAGGGAACGTTATTAAACGCCCCCCAGGCACCTTCGAGCGGGTTGCTGTGTCCGTTCCGAAGGGTCCTCGCCTTCCCTATAAAGTGTGGAGTAAGAGACTCAAAAAGTACGTTTGGGCTAGACAGCCCATTTGGGTCTACAAACTCAAACGAGTTAGGAGTAAAGTTCCGGCCCTCACAGGCCTCGACCTACCCCCTAATCGTTTGTCGTTCAGTTATCATAGAGTGTCCTATTTCGGCGGTGATGGACGCGGAAACGCGAAAATTACAGCAGTAAATAGGGCTGACATGACTAACGAGCGATCTCACGAGGGAGCTCTGTGGACGGATTTTCTCCTTAATGGTAGTTCAACTACCATTGGAACTAATCCACAGAACTACATTACTGACTCTGTTTCTAGTCGCTTTGATGCGGCTATTACCAGACTTCAGCCGAAAGCCCTTGCTAAGTTGTACTCTGACGTTAAAAATCAGAAGGTTAACTTCGCTCAGGCTTTGGCCGAACGTGCACAAACTACAGGCATGATCTTAGATCTTTGCTCTCGTTTGGTACGGTCAGTCATGAAGGCAAAGCACGGAAACCTTGCAGGCGCTGCATCAGTGCTCTTTCCAAAGAGCTCTAAAGAACTAGCCAATGACTTTTTGATCTACCAGTTCGGTATAAAGCCTTTGATATCTGATATCAAGGGTTGTATCGAATTAGTAGCAAACGAGCCACAGCTTACGTTCGATGTTATCGCCCGTCGAACTGAGAAATTACCTCGTGAGGTAATTCTTGATTCGACTAACCTCAACGGTCGTTGTCATACGACAATAACTAGTGAAGGTCAAGCAACGGTGCTCTATAAGTGTCGGGTACGAGTATCTGACCCTTTTGGCCAATTTCTATCTGATACAGGTTTTTCCGACCTGTCTCTACTTGCTTGGGAGCTAACGCCCTACTCGTTTGTTATTGACTGGTTAATCCCAGTTGGTAACTACTTGCAGAACAAAGGCGCCTTTGCAAACTTAGAAATTGTCCACCTCCATCGCACGGATTTCATAAAAGAAACCCTTGTGATGACACGGCAGTTCACTTCTGGCTTAGATTCGAACAAATCCTGGATATATATGAATGATGCTACAGTAGGCTATGTGGTCGAGAAAATTAAGTGCAGCCGGTCGATTCTTACGAATCTTCCTAAGCTTCCTTATCCCGCCCTCAAAGACCCCACTTCGCTAACTCATATTTTAGACAGTATTGCTCTACTTCGCCAGCTTCGAAAATAACCTCCTTTAGGAGCTTCACATCATGAGTGCTTTCGCTACTCTTACGTTGCAAAACAACGCTGCGACCAACGTCGTGTTCAACCCCCAGTCGATTGATTCTGACGGAGTGGCTACTTACTTGTCCGGGGATGCTATCCTCGACGCAAAGAAGAAAGTCACAATGTCAGTCAGTCTTCCCAAGGGCGGCTCCACCGTTGCCCGCGTGAAGCAAAAGGTCGTCGTACCCATCATGGATACGATCGACGCTAACAAGAAGGTTGCCGAGGCTTACGTAACCATCGATTTCGTCCTTCCGAAGCTCGCTTCGGAGACGATTCGTTTGGATCTGCGTAAGTACGCCGACACCCTCCTCACCAATGCCGTAACCACGGCAGCGGTGCAGAGCTTGGAAGCTATCTACTAAGATACTTCCTTACTCTGTGTCTTCACAACGGTAACTTCTTTAGGAGTCACACGTGAAACATTGTTCTAACAATGCTTCTTTACAGCACGAATTTATTCGTGAATATCTAACAGGGCTCGACTGCCCCCGTTCACTAACTGTTTGGCTCCTCTTCGAATCTAAGGAGTACGACCAGCTAGTTAACTTAGAGTTTAAGCCACATGATTATAATGACTTTCACTCGGGGCGGGACTCCTTAGCAGCAACTAAATTTCTCAGTAAGGCTACCTTCTTAGAGCTCGATAGAGATCTTAGAGCGGTTGCCCTTGAGGGTTTCTTTGCTGCCGAAGAGAACTGTCGAAAAACTAACCATAGGTTATTTGCCTCGGCTATTTCCGCCGAAACCCAATCCATCATGTTGATGGCAAGTGGGCATATCGCAAATCTCCTTGGAGATTTTTCTGCAGATGAGTACGTAGATAGCTGTAATTTTGGTCCAGGCGCAACGACGTCTCTCACGAGACGCGACGCAACGCTTCCTAACAAATACAATGGTCACCATTGTATCACCATGGACGCGTACGATTTTGTTCTGCCTTGGTGGAGGAGCGCATACCCGACTTGGGATGCGATCTTCTGCCTTCAAGGGCATTCAAAAATCGTGACGGTCCCGAAAAACGCTAAGACGGATCGAACCATCGCCATCGAACCCAGTATAAATCTCTGGCTTCAGAAGGGTGTTGGTTCTATGATACGTCGGCGTCTTTCGAGGAGCGGTTTAGATCTATCAACGCAAACTATCAATCAGCAACGAGCTCGTCTAGGCAGTCTGACTAACCATCTGACTACCGTTGACTTCTCTGCTGCATCTGATACCATAAGCAAAACTGTCGTGAGGGAGTTACTACCCCCACGTTGGTTTACGCTTATGGACGCTGTTAGGTCTAAGTACGGTCTCGTTGATACCAAAATCGTGAATTTTGAAAAATTCTCGAGTATGGGTAACGGCTTCACTTTCGAACTAGAAACGTTGATCTTCTATTCCCTCGCACTTAGCGTTGCTAGGTACCTGGGTCTGTCGACTAGCGGAATCTCAGTCTACGGTGATGACGTTATATTACCAACGAGGGCTTTTGATATGTACGTACGTGTCTGTGCGGACCTCGGATTTACGACAAACACTGCCAAGAGTTACTCTGACAGCTATTATCGTGAATCTTGCGGTTCTCACTTCTGGCACGGCCGCGATATCAAACCTATCTTCCTCAAGGAGCCCTTAAATGGAAAGATCCAGATGGTCAAGTTTGCTAACAGTGTTCGAAGGTATGCTCATAGCCGGAATCATTATGGCTGTGATTATCGCCTTCGGCGCTGTTATGAATTACTTGTTACCCCTCTTCAGGGTGTAGCACGTATTTCTGACGGGTTCGGCGATTGTGGTTTGATCGAGAATATCGACCATCCCACAGTTCGCTGTTCCCGTGCATCCCATGGAATCGAAGGATTTCATGTTAGACTCTGGGTCCCAATTGCGGAGATGAAATTCCACAATTGCAGGGGCCTTCTTCTTTCAAAGTTGAAGGCGATAGGGAGCTTTGATGGGGTCATTAGACCCGATCAACAGGGTATCGGAAATGATATTCCTTTATCCTGCCGTACTAAGCATACAAAGGTCCGTATGCTTATCCCACGGTGGGCTGACTTAGGCCCCTGGGTTTAACTCGGGGTGTCGGTCGGCTTTTCGAACGGGTACTGCGTGAGCAGGCCTTAGTAGTGGAGGTTGAACATTTCAACTAATTGGAAGAAAG